GTCTCCGTGCTGTTTTGTTTCTGTTGCTGGGGCGCCGGCGGGGGGGCGCGGCGGCAGCCGCTCCGCTTGCGCCGCGACGGTCTTGTTTGCGAGGATGCTGCCTTCCTCCGCCGCACCGACCAACCCTTTCAGCGATTCCCACGCCCCTTTGATTTTGTCGATGAGCCAGTTGATTTTGTTGGTGGCCCAGTCAATCGCGGGGCCGAAAATGTCCATGATCGCCTGCATCACCGACCAGTTGCGGATGGCTTCGATGGCGCGGGTGCCGGCGCCGGTGAGCAAATCCCACAGCCGCCCCGGCAGATTGACGCAGAATTCGATTGCGGCAGAGAAGGCGCCGATAATGGCCGAGGAAACGGGATTGGTCAGCCACCAGTTTTTCAGCGCCGCCCAGCGGTCTTTGAGGAAGCCGATCACGTTGCCCCAGTTTTTATAGAGCCACCAGCCGGCGGCAACGACAGCGGCAATGACGAGGACAATGGGGTTGGCCAGCATAAAGCGTCCGGCAATAAGAAAGGCACGCCCCAGCCACATGACGGCAGTTGCCAGTCCCGATAGTGCCGCTTTGCCGGCTACCGCAGCAAAACCGGCAAAACTCGTGAATAGACGACCGAGTAAACCGAGGTTTGCCAACAAGCCGCCTATGGCGAATCGGCCCATGACCCACATCGCATTCAGGCCGGCAAACACCAGCAGTAGCGTACCGCCAACTGCCGCTAGGGCAATCAGCCCGGCGGCGCCAACCATGAGCCATTTCACTAGCTCTTTGTTGTTATTGACGAAGGGCTGCAACGTGTTCTCGATGAAGTCTTGCAGGTTGGTACTCAGCCACAACAGGCTGTCGCGCAGGGTTTCTCCGATGGTACCGGAGAGCAGGGTGGCAACCCCTTCAAGCTGCTCAAAGGCGGCAGACAAAGTCGAGGTCTTTTCGGTAATGCGCATGGTTTTGTCGGCCTGCTCGTCCATATCGGCCAGCGCCTGAGTCAGCCCTTCCACCCCCTGCTGCGCGAGGATTTTGGCGACACGTCCGCCCTGTTCGCCGAACATCTGCCGCATCGCCAGCAGAGCTTCTTCATCGCCCAGTTTCTTGCGGACAACGTCAAATTTCTCCAGTTCCTTGACGATGCTCTCGATGTCTTTCAGGGTGCCGTCTTTGTTGTAGAAATTGAATTTGACCCCGGCTTTTTTCAGGACATCGCGTGCTTCCCCTTTCATCCCTTTTTTCGCCATCTCTAGAGCCTTCGGTCCTTCGCCGAGTTTGGACAGCATCATCGAGAAGTTGGTGCCAAACATCGAGCCTTCCAGACCCTGCCGTGCCGCCAACCCTTGCAGGGCAAGCAGCTTGCGGTAGTTGGCCTCGCCGGTCAGTCCGAGCGAGTTGACGTTAGGGGCGTAGTATTTCATCGCCTCGCCCATGTCCTCTTTTTTCAAGCCGAATGCAAAGTAGGCGCGCTGGGTCATGTCAGCGGCCTTGTTCAGGTCGTCGGGATTGAGGCCGTGCGCTTCAATCATCCGCGCAGTGAAAGTACCGCCTTCCTCTTGCCCCATGTTCATCAGCACCGCCAGCTCTGCCGCTGCTTTCAGGCCGCCGCTGGTGAGTACTTCGTCTTTGACCCCCTGTTCTTTCAGCGATTTGGCGAGGTTGATGAAGTCCTGGGTGGTGCCGGGCAATACGTTGCCGAGCTGCTTCGCCTGCTTGTTGATTTCTTCAAAAGCGCCAAATGTGCCGTCGGCGCGCATCATCGTCACCTTGAGGTCGGTCGACGCCTGCTCTTGCCCCATGAACTCGCGCACCGGCGCACTGAGCAGGTGTGCGCCGCGCTGCGCAGCATTGATGCCGACATAGCCGGCCATTGAGGCGTTGGCCGAAACCGCCAGTCCGGCATCACGACGGGCGAGGCGCGCCTCCGCCTGACGCTGTCTCTCGGCCAACCGGCGTAGCCGGTCGGCTTGTCGGTTGAGAGCGTCGTTGGTCTGTCCGGCCTCGCGACGCAGGCGTGCTTCTGCCGACGCAAGGTTGCGTGTATCAATGCCTGCCGCGCGCAAGCGCTGACTGAGCTGGGCAAGGCGCTGCTGTTCACGGCTGCGCGTTTGCTCCAACTGACTGACCGATTGCCGGGCGCGGTTGTACTCGTCGCGCAGGCGGCGCATGGCGGCGGTACTCTGCCCCATTGCCGCGCCGTTGCGCAGCTGGTTGTGCAGGTCACGCACCCGCTGCCGCATTTGCGTCAGATCCTGGCTGTTTTGCCGGATAGCCTGCTGCTGGCGGCGGTAGGCGCCAATATCACGCAACTGGGCATCAAAGCGATGCAGCGTGTTGCGGTTTTGGTCAAATTGCCGTAGCAGCCGCTGCCCGGCACGCCCCACGTTGGCAAAGGTGCGACTCATTTGGTCAAAGGCACGCAGGCGCACCTGTAAATTGAGTTCGGCCATAAGATTTCCTTGGTTTGTTCTGCTACAATGCAGTTATCGAAAGAGAAAAGGAGCGTGTCATGGAATTATGGGTACTGCTTTGGATCGTGGTAATTCTCACGGTGTTGGGCGTCATCGGCGTCTTCTTTTCCTTCCTCAACGAAGTGCTTTTTGAACCGCTCTATCTATGGTTGACTGACGTTTTCTGGGCCTGGCAGGCAAAACGGGATCGCCGCCGGATTGAAACCGAAAGCCGCTTGGAAAAAGAGCGCATGGACGCTGCACAAAAAGCATCCGGACGCCATCCGTTATCGCGACATCTTCCACTGTAATCTTCTTTACACGCCGCCCTTTTCGGGCGGCTTTTTCGTGCCCGGCATCTAGCGCCGGGCATCGTTGATGGCGGCCTGCTCGCGCGCGTTGCGCTCGCGGGCGATGGTGTGCCAGCGCAGCAACTCGCGAATGCTCATCCTGTCCATCTCGCTCGGCGGCCAGCCGCCACCGAAAACAATGTTGATGTCTGCCCATGCTTCTTCGACGCTTACGGGGATAGCTTTCCCTCGGCATCATCGGCAGCCTCGCCCGTAATCATGGTGGCGACCAGATTGAGGGCGAGCATCGTGTCGCGCAGGCCTAGGCCGAGCGCCTCCTGTTTGGTCAGCGCCGGGGTGCTGATGCGCGGCAGCAACTCAACCAGGGCGCCGGTGTCACCTTGGATCAGATCGAATAGTTTGATGCCACGCAGCTCGCCGGCGCTCGGTTCGCGCAGGGTGATGTCGATAACGGGTTTGCCGTCGCGGGTGATGGCTTTGCTGAGGGTCAGGGTGTTGTTGTTCATAGGGGGGCTCCTAAATTACATTTTCAGATTGGCGCGGCGCTTTTCCAGCATGTCCGTGCCGTTGATGATGCAGATGTTGTTGGGGAAGTCGATGTCAAAGAGGACGCGGCCATCGATGCTGTACTTAAACGTGGCGAGGCTCGCGGTGTATTTGGTCTTTTGCAGCTCGCCCGGCTTGCTCGTGCCGAGGTCAATTTCTTTCAGACGACCGGTCATCACCGCTTCTATGCCGTGGCCGCTGCAATCCATCTCGCTCTCGGCGCTGGCGTTGATGCGGAATTTCACCCCGGCAAGGCCGCAGGTGCCGTAGAGGGCGATCATTTCCGCCGTCTGTTCGCTGGCCTCAAAAGTCAGCTCCATTTTTTCTTGTCCGAGGTCGATATCCACCGGACCGAACATCCCGCCGGCGCGGTATTCGTCCGTCTTGCGGGTGATTTTCGGCCACTCGATGTTATCGATGATGCCGGCATAGCCTCGTCCTTCGACGGTGAGAATGGCGTCTTTAATAATCTTGGGTAGCATGTTGGCTCCTTACGGTTGGGCGGCTTCGATGCGGCGGGCGAAGTCGATGAGGTAGATGTCGGTGATGTGCTGACGCAGATTGAGGTTTTCGAGCGGCGGTACCGGCGTGTAGTCGTAGCTGATGGCGAGCTTGCCCTCTTTGAGGGTGTCTTTGCTGTTAAGCGTCGAGTCGTACCAGGCGCTGCCGCCGAGCAAGTAGCCGGCAGAGGTAAATTCGCGCAGTTTGGCATTGATGCCGGCGATGATGTCGCTCGCCAGTCCCGGTGTCAGCGGTTTGTCGATGGCCCAGAGGTGGTTTTGCGCGATGGTGTCGCTGATGACTTGCGCGGTGCGGGTGTAGTTCTCAAAGGCAAAGAGAGCATCGTCACTACATGTGCGGCTGCCCCATAAGCGGAATCCCTGCTCACGCACCAGCGTTGTTACCTCCTTGCTGTTGAGGTAATTGGCATCGGTGGCGGTGCTGGTGATGTCAAAGTCCACGTCGATGGTGAGGCCAGTGACGCCGTTGACGCCAACGTTGGAAATGGTCTTGTGCCAGCCCACGTCCTGGTCGAGCTTGGCGCGCAGGCCGAGGGCGACGGCAACGGCGTTGATGGTGGCCGTTTTCTTGGCCGCCTCGTCGAAGCCGGTGAAGTCCGGCCATACCAGCATCAATTCGCGCGCATGGAAGTTATTGCGGTAAGTGGCCGCCTCTTCCTTGGTGTTGCCGACGGCGCGGGCATAGACAAAGCCGCGCAGCTTTTGCGCGATGCTGACCAACTCAGTGGTGACCTCCTGCGTGTCCAGCCCCGGCGCGCCAATGATGCGCGGCACGACGCCAAGCTCGGCCTTGGCCGAGAGGAGTGCCTTGGCACCGCTGCGGCGACCGTTTTCAAAGGTGCCGATGGTCTTGGCATTTTGATCGGCGCCGTTGTCGTTTTTCTCCTTGCTGGTCGGCACGCGGACAACGACGGTCAGGGCATTGGCCTGTTTGTAGATGGCATTCAGCGCGGGGGCAAGTGTGCCTTTCGTGCCTGCCTTGCCGATAGCTTCGGGCAGGTTGCTGATGAGAACCGCTTTGTTTTCTGGGAACACGGTTGCGTCGGCGTCTTCGCCGGTCGCCACCAAGCCGATGACGGCGGTCGATGCGGTACGCAGCGGGCGGCTGCCGTTGTTGATTTCGATGACGCGGACGCCATGTAAATACTCTGTGCTCATATTGTGCTTACTCCATAAAGGTGCTGATAGATATCTTGAGGGGATTGTTTGGCGGGGTTGTCCATGCCGAGGACGCAGGCGACAAACTCGCTGCAAAACCAGCGCGCCTCGGATTGGCGTAGCCACGGGAAAACAAAGCGCAGGACGCCGAGCCAGTCGTAACGCTGCCCCTGATGGCGGCGCAGCCAGTCGCTGACCGTATCGGCGGGCAAGGTGCGCAGGGCGCGGTCGTAATGTTCGGGATTGCGCAGGTATTCGGGGTCGATGGCGGGTAATAAGTCCCAGCGGTCGCCGGGCAACGCCATGAATTTGCCGCGCACGCCGCCATCGCGGACCGATGCCGACACACAGAAATAGACGCCGGGGCGGGTGGTGTCCGGGATGGCCAGCTCGCAATGCGAGTAGGGCGAGCGGGTAATGACACGGATGGCGCCGTCAAAGAGGTATTTGACGCGCTCGCGCAATGATGCGCCGGGGCGTGGGCGACCTTTGTAAAAGGCGACGTAAACGCTCATGCGTCACCTCCAGCAGGTGCTGCAGGCATCATCGGCATCATCGGCGGCTTGTAGGCGATAGCGATGGCATCCAGCGCGGCGAGGGTGTCGGCGGCGCGGATTTGGTCTTCGAACGCCTGCCGCTGTCCGGCGACGCTGGCGGTGAGCGCGGTGTAGGCGTTGCTTTTGGCGAGTGCCCGCTCACGCAAGATGTCAAGCGGCACGCCGCGCGCTTTGGCGATACCGGCGAGGATGGGCGTGGGTGCGTTGTGGTCGGCGGCCCAGGCTTGCGCTTCTATGGCTTGCGACGCCCAGCTATCCCGTTCAAATTGCGGCACGCCGTCCAGCCCGGCAACCACGTCAATGAAACGCTGCGCGGCCTCGGCGGCAGCGTGCAGTTTGGCGGTTTTAGCGGCAGCGAGCGCCGCTCGCGGGTCGGGGTGGTAGTCTTTTTCGTCAATCAATCGTTGCCCTTCGGTCGGCTCAAAAGGCGTTTCCGTCCAGCCGCAAATTTCGCCTTTGCTGTTTAGGATGTGGTAGCCCATGATTTACTCCTTTGTCCACAATTCGACGTATGAATAGCCGTAGTTTCTGGCGATGTAGATGCTGGCGCCGCCAAAACTGATACCATCCACGGCGACCATGCTGGTTGCTTGTGTACGACCGGGGGGATTACGCGCGGCAATACTCCCGTCCGGATGTTTGAGTTGATGGATACCATTCGGATGCCCGGCTAAATTACCTAAACACGCAAAAACCAGCGCGTTTTCTGGTGATTTAATGGGATTGGTAAGCGCTTGTTCTTCCCCAGGCCCACCACTACCACCACTATGAACATTGACCTTGCGGTGCCAGCTGGTTTTAACTGTGTTGTAGACTTGTTGCCGCACTGCTTGCAGGTTGTCGTTGTGCGTTATCAGCGCGGTGCGGGCGGTGGCGGTCTGGACGATTTCGGCAAGCGCTACGCTTGAGAGAGCGACTGCCGTCATGGCCGTCTGCGACGCAGCGACTGCCGTCATCGCGGTTTGGCTGGCGGCGACTGCCGTCATCGCGGTTTGGCTGGCGGCGACCGCTGTCATAGCGGTTTGGCTGGCGGCGACCGCTGTCATAGCGGTTTGGCTGGCG